GCGGGCTGCAAGCGCGCCGCGCTCGTCTGGCACCGGCGTGCGGGCAAGGACGACACGACCCTCAACTGGGTCATCGAGGCGATGCTCGATCGCCCCGGCACGTACTACTACTTCCTGCCGACCTACGCCCAGGCGAAGAAGATCATCTGGGACGGCATCCGGTTCGACGGCAAGCCGTTCCTCTCGCACTTCCCCGAGGAGCTAATCGTCGGGCGGAACGAGACCGAGATGAAGATCACGCTGGCCCTGCCCAACGGGATGCACTCGGTCTTCCAGCTGGTGGGCGCGGACAACATCGACTCCATCGTGGGCACGAACCCCATCGGGTGCGTGTTCTCCGAGTTCTCGATCATGGCCCCGCGCGCCTGGGATCTCATGCGCCCGATCCTGGCCGAGAACGGCGGGTGGGCGGTCTTCGTCTTCACCCCGCGTGGCCGGAACTGGGCCGCTGACCTCTGGGCCGCAGCCCAGCGTGCGCCGGAGTGGTACACGTCCATGAACGACGTGACCATGACCCGCCGCGATGCGCCCGGTGAATCCGGCGCGCCGGTCATCGATCTCGCCGCCATCGACCAAGAGCGGCAGGGCGGGATGGCCGAGGAGTTGATCCAGCAGGAGTTCTTCTGCAGCTTCGAGGGCGCGATGCAGGGCTCCTACTACGGAGACCTCATCGAGCGCATGCGGAAGGAAGGCCGCATCACCGCATGCCCCTGGAACCAGGACACGCTCGTGGACACGGCCTGGGATCTCGGCGTCGACGACGAGACGGTCATCGGGTTCTGGCAGGACGAGTTCGACCGCCGCACCGGCAAGAAGATGCTCACGCTCATCGACATCGAGGTGGGCTCCGGCGCGGGGCTTGAGCACTACTGGCGGATCATGAAGGACAAGCCCTACACCTACGGGCGGCACTACGGGCCGCACGACTTGAAGGTGCAGGAGTGGGGCTCGGGCAACACGCGCCTCCAGAGCGCGTCCCGCATGGGGCTGCACTTCGAGGTCGTTCCCAAGATCGGGCTCGCGGACGGCATCAACGCCGTGCGCCGGATGCTCCCGTACCTCTGGGTCGACGAGGAGACGGCCAACCGCAAGTACGGCAAGTCCTCGACGTGGCTCAACGCCATGACGGGCTACCGCCGCGACTTCGACGAGCGCACCCAGACCTTCCGCCTCCAGCCGCTCCACGACTGGACGTCGCACTACGCGGACATGACACGCTACCGCGCGATCCCGTACCAGGGCCGCAGCGGTGTCTTCGCGACCCGCAAGCCGGAGCGCCCCACGCAGGGCGACACCGACTGGAGCCCCTTCGATCCGCCGCAGTCGCAGCGTGCGCCCGATGGCGTCGATCACGGGAAGTACGGCCACAGCCAGACACGATGGAGCGTCTTCGGTGAATAGGTTGCTCGGCGGGCAAGTGGACACGCTCTCGCCGCGCGACTCCCTCGCGCCGCTCGGGAAGCTCGGCAACGTCTACGGGCCGGGCGGCGGGTTCACGAAGTCCCCGCTCGCGGGCGTGATGCTCGGGGGCGGGCAGCTGAACAACGTGAACCTCGTGAAGAACGACGTGGTCGACCCGAAGGGCGAGACGCCCGACGCGCACGACCGGCTCGTCGTCGTCCTGCCCACCGCGTCTGTCATCGCGATCACGGTCGCGGAACTGGTCCAGGCCGATACGCCCGCTGCCTCCGGTGGTGGCACCGCGCCGGTCAGCGATCCCGGCCCCAGCGGCGGCGGCAGCACCGGCCCCACCGGGCCGGTCTTTGACCCCGGTGGCGGCTCGTCGGGTGAAAGCGACGGCGGGCCAGACGGCGGCTCGTTTTGATCATCGGCGAGGTGACGCTCGAATACCTCGACAGCGTCTACCGCCGCATGGGCCTGCCGGAACTGTTCGTGTATTGCCATCGCGAGGACGGCGCGCCCGCAGGATTCATCACCGGCTACATCCACCAAGACCAGGGGATCTGCCACGTCGAGCACATGATCGTGCTCCCCGGCGCGCCCCGCAAGTTCCACGTCATGATGCAGATGTCGAAGGACGCGACCCGGTTGCTGCACGACCAGGGGATCGCCATCGTCCTGAAGATCCTCGACAACGATCCGCGCACCGGGCTTCGCGCCTGGGCGAAGCGGATGGCCTACGAGCCCTACGCCCACGACCACGAAGCCCAGTGGTACATCAACCGCCCCAAGGAGCCTGTCAATGGGTAAGTCCAAGCCGCCTGAGCCGAAGGCCAATCCGCAGCCGATGCCGACGCCGCCTGAGAACCCGAACGCGAACGAGGAGGCCAAGGCCGCTGCCGGTGCCGCCAAGGCCAACGAGAAGCGCCGGTCGCTCGGCGCGCAGTCCGAGGGCAGCTTCGGGCGCTCGAAGGAGGCGCTTGCCGCTGCGCCCTCGACCCCGCCGACACTCAGCGCTGGGAACTCGAACCTGAAGTCCACGCTCGGCGGATAGTCAGTGGCCGTCATCTCGTCCGTCGACAAGACGGCGGAAGCCGCGCTCCTCCGCTGGGCTGACATGGAGCAGGAGCAGCGCCAGTGGCTCAACCTCTGGCAGGAGATCGCGGACTACATCCAGCCGCGTAAGGGCAACATTGCCTTCCGGCGCTCGTCTGCCCAGCAGCAGACCACGCTCATGATGGACTCCACCGCGCCGCACGCCAACGAGCTTCTCGCGGCGTCGATGCAGGGCTCGCTCACGAGCGCGGCGTTCCGGTGGTTCAGCCTCCGCATCAAGGGCGTGGAAGTCGGCAAGGACTCCGATCTCGCGAAGGATCTGGAGTGGTGCGGCGAGGACATGTTCGACGCCTACAACCAGTCGAACTTCGCGTCCGAGTCGCACGAGCTGTACCTCGACATGCCGTGCTTCGGCACGGCGGCGATGTTCGAGGAGGAGCGCACGCCGGAGCGGGGCGTCAGCCCCGGCGCGCTGCGCTTCAACGCGCTCGCGCCCGGCAGCTTCGCCATCGACGAAGACGAAGAGGGCTACGTCGACACGGTGTACCGGAAGTACCTCCTCTCCGCGCGCGCCGCCGCCGCGACCTACGGCAAGGACAACGTCGGCAAGCAGGTGCAGGCCGCGCTCAAGGAGAACAGCAACACGCGGTTCGAGTTCCTCCAGTGCGTGTACCCGCGCACCGATCTCCCGCTGAACCTCGCGCGCCGGTTGCCCGCCACGAAGCTGCCCTTTGCCTCCGTCACCGTCGACATGCAGGGCCGCAAGACGGTCGCGGAGTCTGGCTACCACGAGGCTCCGTTCTTCGTGCCCCGCTGGGCCAAGACGAGCGGCGAGGTGTACGGACGCGGGCCGGGCCTGATCGCGCTGCCCGACGTCAAGACGCTGAACAAGGCCGTCGAACTGAAGCTCAAGGCGTGGGCCAAGGTTGTGGACCCGCCGATGATGGTGCGCGACGAGGGCGTCGTCGGGACCGTGCAGTTCCGCAGCGCGGGCATCACGTACGTCCGCGACATGGACGCGATCAAGGCGCTCACCGAGTTGGGCGGGAACCTGAGCGTCGCGGACATGGAGGAGGAGAAGCTCCGCGCCTCCATCAAGCGGATGTTCTACTCGGACCAGCTGCAGATGCAGGAAGGTCCGCAGATGACGGCGTACGAAGTCCAGGTGCGCTTCGAGTTGATGCAGCGGGTGCTGGGGCCGACGCTCGGTCGCACCAACGTCGAGTACCTGAACCCCTGCGTGAACCGCACGTTCTGGATTCGCCTGCGCGCCTCCGCGCCCGACTCGCCCTACCGCCGCATCCAGCAGTGGTGCGCCAAGAACAACGTCGCCCTGGACGTCGAGTACGAGGGGCCGCTCGCGAAGGCGCAGCGGCTGGCCGAGTCCACCGCGATGCAGCGCTACTTCCAGATCATCCTCCCGCTGACCGAGTCGCACCCGGAGGTCATGGACAACATCGACCTCGACTACGTGGCGCGCGAGCACGCCGAGAGCGTGGGCACGCCCGCGAAGATGCTGCGGTCGCCGGAAGACGTGGAGAAGATGCGTGGCGACCGCGCCGCCCAGGCGCAGAAGCTCGACACGCGGGCGCAGATGGAGAGCGCGGCGCAGTCCGCGAGCGGCGTGGCCCCGCTGATCAAGGCCATGAGCGACCGCAAGGAAGGCACCCTGCCGCAGGCCCCTGGAGTTCTAGCCAGTGGGTAGACGCGCGGATCGCGAGAAGCTCGGTCTCACAGAGCGCAGCGCCGTCGACGCGACGGTCGCGCTTGAGCCGCACGAGCAGCTGGCCGAGACCTACCGCCGCACGTTCGCAAGCGGCCCCGGTGCGGATGTCCTCGACGATCTCCGCAGGCGCTTCGGCACGCGGCGCAGCTTCGTGCCCGACAGCAACGTCACCGCGTTCCACGAGGGGCAGCGTGACGTCTATCTCATGATCCTGAGCTACATCGACCGAGATGTGAACCGTGCCCCCAAGGAGAACGAAGACTGATGGCAGAGCCCAACGCAGCACCGGCCCCGGAGCAGACGCAGGGACAACCGGAAGGCGGCAAGCCCGTCACGGCAACATGGCGGGAGTCGTTCGACGATGCGGAGATCAAGGGCAGCACATCGCTCGACAAGTTCAAGGGCAAGGACGAGCGCGAGATTCTCGGGAGCGTCGCGAAGGCGTACGTGAACCTGGAGAAGATGCCACGCGGCGTGGCGGTGCCGAAGGAAGGCGCGCCCGAATCCGAGTGGGACGCGTTCTACGAGAAGATCGGACGCCCGAAGACGGCAGACGACTACCAGATCGACCTCAAGGTTCCTGAGGGTGTGCCGTGGAACAAGATCGCGGAGAAGAACATCCTCGCGCGGGCACACAAGCGGGGGCTCACGAAGTCGCAGGCCGAGGGCCTGCTGAACGACTACCTGGAGATCGCGCAGGAGGGTAACACGCGCCTCCGGGCCGACGCCTCCCGCGAGGCCGAGGAAGCCTACGACACGATCCAGAAGGACTGGGGCGGGCTCACCGACCGGAACCTCTCGCTCGTCTCGCGCGCCGTCTCGGAGTTTGGCGGCGAGGAGTTCAAGAACTACCTGGACGAGAGCGGGCTCGGCAACGACCCCCGCTTCCTCAAGTTCGTCCACAAGATGGGCACGCCGATGCTGGAAGCGAACCTGATCAAGGGCGAGGCGCTCGGGATGAAGAAGGCCGAGGCCGTCGCGGAGATCGAGAAGCTGATGGCGTCGAAGGAATGGGCGGCTGGCGACAAGGCCGTCCTCGCTCGCATCAACTCGCTCTATCCCATCGCTCACGGCTCATAGGAGGCCCACACATGGCTGCTCTCACTCGTCGGAAGTTCCGCGTGTCTGCCATCGGCGGCACGAGCTTCACCCTCACCCCCGTGCTCGGCGTCGGCAACGCCGGTGCCCTGGTCGACGGCTTCGCCGCAGGCGATCCCGATCTCTCCAGCGGCGTGACGACCATCGTCGTCAACTCGTCTGGCGCGCCCGACACGAACTTCGCCCGCCACGTCAACCAGATCATCTACCTCAGCATGGAGACGGAGAACTAGCCCATGCGTCGCTTCCTCGTCGCAGTCCTGGCCGGTGTGCTGGCCTGGGCTGCGCCCGCGCAGGCGTCGCATCGCCAAGCCTCGTACGAGGGCTTGGTGCGGTGGGCCGGGTGCGAGGCACGTCTGGTGACTCGCGATGACATCCCGACCGCTGCGTCGATCTACTCGCCGGAGCGGTACACGCTGTACATCGGCACCGAGGAGACCGAGGGTCTTCGCTCGGAGCTTGCCGAGATGATCCTGTTCCACGAGATCGGTCACTGCCTGCAGGACCAGATGGGCGGGATCGAGCCCGGCGTCCGCACAGAGCTTGACGCCGACCGCTACGCCGCGCAGCTGGCCTGCGCGTTGGGGCGCGACGGAGTCGCGCTGCTGCGCGAGGTGTTCGAGTGGGCGCGGGGGAACTTCGGCTACGACGGCGATCCCGGCCACGGGACGCTCGCCCAGCGGATCTCGCAGGGCCAGAACGCGACCTTCTGCAAGAAGCCGGGGCTGCAGGCCCCGTTCCATTCATGATTCGCAGGTTCGTGTACGACACGCGTCTGGGCGCGGTGGTCGAGTTGGGCTCGCACGTCCACGTCACCGCCACGCCAACAGCCGCGTACGAGGCCGCTGCGGCAAGCTACCGCGAGCGCGCCGACGAGTCCACCGGACGCAATCTTCGCCACGCCGCCCTGGAGCGCGCCGACCGACGGGTCTTCGCGCACAAGCGGTATGGAGACGAGAACCGCTGGACTGAGTAGTCGTTCTGTAGTCCCCACCTGTTCACGTCCCGCACACAGCGACAAGACCTGAACACGCCCATCCCGGCGCACGGGTAGGCAGGGTCCGCAAGGACAACCCTCCGAACTTCGGCACCGCAGCACTCCGCACACATCCACATTCCCCGGAGGGAATACCCATGTCGTTTCAGGTGGACACAGCATTCGTAAAGCAGTTCAACAGCACCGTCGACCGGCTCCTGCAGCAGAAGGGTTCGCGGCTCCGTTCCGCCGTGACCGAGGAGACGATGCACGGTGAGGAGCAGTTCTTCGAGCAGATCGGCCCCGTGGCCGCGCAGGAAGTCACCACGCGTCACGGTGACAGCCCGCTCATCAGCACCCCCCACGACCGGCGTCGCGTGACGCTGCGGTTCTTCGACTGGGGCGATCTGATTGACAGCTTCGACAAGGTGCGGATGCTGATCGATCCCACCAGCCCCTACACCATCAACGCCGTCAACGCCCTTGGGCGTGCCATCGACGACGTGCTGATGGGCGCGGGGACGTCGGGCGAGTCCGCGATCACGTACCCGACCGATGGCGGCGTGAACGGTGTCTTCTACGGCACCGCGTTCTCCGGCAAGGCCGGTGCGACGAGCAACTCGTTCCCGTCCGGTCAGAAGATCCTCGTGAACTTCGGCGGCACCAACGTCGGACTCACGGTCCCGAAGATCATCGACTCCCGGCGTCTCCTGAAGAAGGGGAACGTCGACCTGGACATGGAGCAGGCGTACATGGCCGTCTCCTCGAAGGGTGAGGCCGATCTCCTGAACACCACGCAGGTGACGTCTTCGGACTTCAACGGTGTGAAGGCGCTTGTCGGCGGCGACGTCGACGCGCTGCTCGGTTACTCGATCCGCCGCACGGAGCGGCTCCCGCAGGACGGCACCTCGTGGCTCTACCCGGTGTGGGTCAAGAGCGGCGTGAAGCTCGGCGTCGCGAAGGAGATCCAGACCGAGGTGGCCCAGCGCCCGGACAAGCGGTTCAGCTGGTACGTGTACGCCTGCATGGGTATCGGCGGCGTCCGCATGGAAGAGGGCAAGGTCGTCCAGATCGCTGGCCTCCTGTAGTCCCTAGCCGCTGGCAGACCGGCCATAGTCTGCCGCTCCTCCCTTCTCTCAACCGTCCCCAACCCCAGCTACCGTTCCTCCGCGCGCGGAGTTCGATCCTCCGGCTCGGGCATGCACGGCAAAGGATTCAATCATGTCCACGTTCAACAGCACTCAGATGGCCAAGCTCCTCGCGACCCCCGTCCAGCACGTCCGCTCGGACGAGCACGGGCGCGTGCGTCGGGCCTACTTCGCGTGGGAAGATGCCACGCTGACGCCCGCCGCTGCCGACACCATCAACCTCTGCAAGCTCCCGCCCGGTGCCCGCGTGCTCGGCGGCATGATGTTCTGGGAGGCGAACACCGCCACCGCGACTCTCGATGTTGGGATCGCCGGTGCGACCACGAAGTACACGCCGACCAACGCGCCGCTGCTCACGGCGGCGAACACGAAGTCCACGGCTGCTGGCGTTCCGGGCGGATACCTGCTCGGCTCTGCTTCCGGCACCAACGCCGCGCCCGTCATGGGCGAGGTGCAGTCGTCCGCGATCACGATCATCGGCACCGTGGGCGTCGCCACCCTGACCGCCAACAAGCGGATCTGCGGCTGGATCGACTACCTGGGCGCTGAGTAGTTCTCCGCTGAACCCTCGCGTGCGGTGAATAGCGACCCTATTCACCGCACGCTTCCCACCTTCCCCTCAGGAGTCGCCAATGGCCACCCAGCAAGATCCCCGGTCTCCTCGCGCAGCGGCGCAGGCCGCGCTTACGCGCGCTGCCATCGCTCCGCTCGCGCCGCCTACCACGGCTCCGGCTGTCGCGCAGGGCGCGGCTGGCAACGTGAACGTCGGCGCGCACCTCTGGGCCGTCACCTTCACGAAGGCGGGCTCGGAGTCCGAACTCGGCCCGTCGGTGTCGTTCTCCATCACGGGCTCGGCGGCGCACGGTAGCCTCACGTCGGTCCCCACGGGGCCGACCGGCACCACGGGCCGGAACATCTACCGCACCGTTGTGTCGGGCACGACCGATTTCCGGCTCGTCGGCAGCATCGCGGACAACACCACGACCACGTTCGACGACAACGTGGCGGATGCCACGCTCAACGCCAATGCGTCCGTCCCCGTCGGTGGTCAGCCTGAGGCCGACACCTACCAGGAGCACGGGCGTCGCGGCAACGCTGGCGGCGTGTAGTCATGGCGAACAACGTCTCCCTCGCGCACGTCCTCGTTCTCGACACGACCGCCGACAACATCGTGGCGTCCACCACGCCGGTGCGCGTCCGCAAGGTGCGTCTCGTGAACGCGAACGCCGCAGCTGCGTCCGTCGCGATCACCGACGCGGGCGGGACGACCGCCAAGGTGCCGCTCGCGGCTGGCGCGAACAGTTCCGACACGCTCGACTTCTACGCGCACCCGTTCCTGCTCCTGGGTCTGAAGCTCACGATCACGGGCGGCGGCGCGGGAACGGTGGTCTACGTCTACTCGGAGCAGGCATAGCGATGGCCAACATCGTCAACCTGCCCCACGTTCTGGTCCTCGACACCGCTGCCGACAACATCGTGGCGTCGACGGTCGGCGTCCGCATCCGCAAGGTGCGGATCGTCGCCGCCGCTGCTGCGGTCTCGGCCACGCTCACCGACGCGGGCGGCACGGTCGGGAAGATCGGGCTCTGCGCGCCCATCGGGGGCACCGACACCGCCGAGTTCTTCGCGGCCCCGCTCGTGCTCAACGGGCTGCAGCTGCTGACGCTCGTGGGCGCGGGGGCGCTCGTCTACGTCTACACAGAGCAGGCGTAAGCCATGGCCACGAGCCCGGTCGAGGTCTGCAACATTGCGCTGAAGCGCCTGGGCGCGGACGCCATCGTTGCGTTCGACGAGGGCACGAGCGCGGCGTCGCTCTGCGACCAGCTGTACCAGCCCACCGTGGACGCGCTGCTGCGCGAGCACGAGTGGAACTTCGCGCAGATCCGCGTGACGCTCCCGGCTCGCAGCACCGGCCCGGCGTGGGGCTACACGTACGCCTACACGTACCCCGTCAAGCCACTCTGCCTGAAGGTCAACGAGACGGACCCCTTCGACGCGATCTACGACGTCGAGAACACCATCGACGCGAACGGTGAGCTTACCGGCAAGGTGATCGTGACCGACGAGTCGAGCCTCTCCATCCGGTACACCGGGCGGATCGAGGACGTCTCGCAGTGGGACGCCAGCTTCGTGAACACCGTCGCGGCGGCGCTCGCGAAACAGATGGCGCAGCCGCTCACCGAGAACGCGTCCCTCGTCAACGTCCTGAGCCAGGAGTTCGTGCAGGCGCTGCAGCACGCGCGCAGCGTGGACTCGCAGGAGGGCTCTACCAAGCGCGCGGACATCGACCTCCTGGTGGACGTCCGCACCCACGGCTTCCGCGACGCGTTCAGCCGCAACCGGAACTCCATCTAGTCCGATGCGCGTCCACCCGATCTTCCCCAGCTTCACGACTGGCGAAATCTCCCCCCTGATGTACGGGCGGGTGGATTTCGCCAAGTTCACGTCTGGGCTCCGCACGCTGCTGAACTACATCATCCGCCCGCACGGGCCGGTGTTTCGCCGCCCCGGCACGCACTTCGTCGCGGAGGTGAAGGACAGCACCAAGTTCACCCGCCTGCTCAAGTTCGAGTACAGCACGCAGCAGGCGTACCAGATCGAAGCCGGGGATCAGTATTTCCGCTTCTACAAGGACGGCGGGCGGATCAACCTGGGCAACAACAAGGCCATCACGGGGCTTGCGGACAATGGCGCGGGCCTGATTCGCGTGACGTGCGTGGGCCACGGGCTCACGACGGGCCAGGGCGTGGACATCACCGCCGTCGTCGCCACCGGGAACCTCGATCTCGTGGTGAACCGCTCCTGGCCCCAGGTGACGGTCATCAACGCCAACACCTACGATCTCGTGGGCTCCGCGTTCACCGGCGTCTACACGTCGGGCGGGCTGTCGAATGGCTCCATCGACGTGGTCACCCCGTACCTGAGCGCGGATCTCCCGACGCTCAAGTACGTGCAGAAGGCCGACACCGTCTACTTCACGCACCCGTCGTACCCGGTGCAGAAGCTCACGCGCAACAGCCACACCAGCTGGACGTTCTCGGCGGTGAACTTCCTGCCGCCCGCGACCGAAGAGCTTGGTACGGTCGCGGCGTCGAGCTACGACTACGGCTCCCTCACGCTGGGCGCGACCAGTGGGCTCGGCGTGGCGTTCACCTTCGGTCTGGCCCTCGCTCTCGCTGGCGACGTCGGGCGGCTCATCTCCACCCCGGACGGCGGGCGCGCGATCATTGCGACCGTCGCCACGCCCACGACGGGCACGGTGGACATCGTCACGACCTTCGGCGCGACGTTCTATGCGTCGGGCGGTTACACCATCCAGGGCTCTCCGAACACGTCGCTGACGCCGTCCGCGTCGCAACCCGCGCACTCGAAGGCCACCCTGACGCTCGCCGCCAACGGCTGGCATAGCTCTGACGTCGGGCGCTACGTGCGCGTGAACGGGGGCGTCGTTCGCATCATCAGCGTGTCGAGTGCCACCGCAGCCACGGGCGAGATCCTGACCCCGCTCATCAACGTCACCGCGTCGCCGGGCGGCTCGTGGTCGCTCGAAGACCCGGAGTGGACGGCGACGCGCGGCTACCCCCGCGCGCTCGGGTTCCACGAGCAGCGGCTCGTCTTCGGCGGCTCGGCTGCGAAGCCCACCGCGCTCTGGGGCAGCGTTCCCGGCTCGCACGAGGTCATCGCGCTCGGCCCCGACGACGACGATGCGTACGAGTTCCTGATGGCGACCAACGACGTCAACACCATCAACTGGATCGTGCCCACACGCGCACTGCTCGTAGGGACGGCGTCAGCGGAGTTCTCGATCCAGGGCTCGACGGGCGCGACGAACGCGGCCATCAGCCCGAACAACGTCGACATCAAGGCGTCTACGTTCTGGGGCTCAAGCGAGAAGATCCAGCCGCTCCGCATCGGGAACGCGGCGCTCTTCCTCTCGCGCTCCGGCACAGAGCTTCGGGAGATGGTGTTCTCCCTGCAGCGCGACAGCTACATCGCGGACGACATGCTCCTGCTCTCGGAGCACCTCACCAAGGGCACGGTGAACACCATCACCGACATCGCGTACCAGCGGCACCCGAACTCCCTCGTCTGGAGCGTACGCTCCGACGGCACGCTCCTGGGGCTCACGTACCAGCGCGAGCACGACGTCGTCGGCTGGAGCCGCCACATCACCGGCCCAGACGGGCAGGAGACGACGCCGGTCAAGGGCAAGTTCGAGGCTGTCATCACCACGCCGCACTGGCAGGGCGACCGCGACGTGTCCTTCTTCGTCGTCAAGCGAATCATCAACGGCGCGACGAAGCGGCTCGTCGAGTACATGGACGACGTCAACGGCTACTACGGTGGGCTCGGCATGGACTCCGCGCTGCTCTACAGCGGCGCGTCGACGACGGTGCTCACGGGGCTCACGCACCTCGCCGGTGAGACGGTGCAGATCCTGGGCGACGGCGCGGTGTACCCCGAAGCGGTGGTCAGCAGCGTGGGCGCGGTCATCCTCGACGGGCTCCCGGCGTCGCGCATCGAGATCGGCCTGGGCTTCGGCTCGAAGCTCGAAACGATGACCGTCGAGGTGCCCCAGCAGGGCACGAGCCAGGGGCGGCAGAAGCACTGGGCCGAGATCATCGTGCGCCTGCACAGCACCATCGGCCTGTTCGTCCAGGGCGAGGAGAAGCCCTTCCGCTCCGCGCAGGACGACATGGACAACGCGGTGCCGCTCTTCAGCGGCGACATGAAGCACAAGGGCACCGGGCGCAGC